TTATGGACCACATTTTTTAAAAGTATAGCAAAAGGCAAAGTAAAATTCAATCGAAATTTACATAGAGGATGTTTATGGTGGAAACCCGAAGGATTACGGGCAATGGATATATATGATGTGGCCGCCGCAACTCAAAAGATTTATGAACATATATTAGAAGATATAATGCAATGGGCTAGGCTACACGGTTCTAGCAATAACTTAGTGTTTACTGGCGGTTGTGCGTTAAATTGTGTAGCAAATAGTCATATAGCAAACATGTGGGACGATATATGGATTATGCCTAGTCCAGGCGATGCTGGTTCTGCTATAGGTGCGATATTAGCAGATATGAATACACATATACGTTGGCCAGGAGCATACTTAGGACATGACATACAAGGGAAGTACCCTACAGATGGTGTAGTACATCAATTACTAAAAAAGAAAATATGCGGAGTAGCAAGTGGTAAAGCAGAATTTGGTCCTAGAGCATTAGGACATCGTTCGTTATTAGCTGATCCGCGAGGTGAAAAAATTAAAGGTTTAGTTAATAAATATAAACGAAGAGAGCCGTTTAGGCCCTTTGCTCCAATGATACTTGCAGAACACGCAGATAAGTACTTTGACATGCCGGTGAGTTCTTCACCTTATATGCAATTTACTGCTAGATGTAAGTATCCAGAGCAGTTTCCCGCTATTGTCCACATAGATAATACAAGCAGGGTACAAACAGTTACTAAAAAAGACTGTCCGCACGTAAGAAATTTACTAGAAACATGGTATAAAAAGACAGGATGTCCGATGTTGCTTAACACAAGTTTAAACATTAAAGGAGAACCACTAGTAAACACAAGAAATGATGCTAGAGAATTTGAGCGTAAACACAAAATAAAGGTATATACTTAATTAAAAAATGAATAATAAATTACTGGTAATGGGGTTGAATGACTCTGGCAAAACGACTTTTGCCAAAAAATTAGCCTATGCACTAAATTGTCCCCATTTAAATGCAGACGAAGTAAGGAAGCAGGCTAAGGATTGGGATTTTTCCCCCAAAGGCAGAATACGACAATGTTTACGTATGAAAGATATGGCAGAAGCAATAGATGGATGGGTAGTATGTGACTTTATATGTCCTACTGAAGAACTTAGACAATTGTTTGAACCAGGATTATTAATATGGTTAAATACTGTGAAACATAGTAGATATGATGATACAAACAAAATGTTCGAACAACCTGAATGGTTTCATTTTCAAATTAGAAACAAGCAAGATAATTTATATGATTTAGCAGTTAAACAAATTAAATCACTTATTATGGCAGATTATAGCACAATTTTAAAAAATGGATCAAAATAAATTAGATTATTATTTTGAGAATGTATGGGGACCTTCTCCAATAGATGAGTGGGAATATTCCGGCATACAAATAGTAGATAAAATTAAACCACATGAAACAGTAATAGATGTAGGATGTGGTTATAATTTATTTAAAGACAAAATACCAAATTTGTTAGGAATAGATCCTGCAAATGATGAAGCAGATATAAAAATAAGTTTAGAACACTTTTTGCCTGACGATAAATATGATGTTGCATTATGTTTAGGCTCAATAAATTTTGGTGATGTTAACAGAATAACAAACCAAATTGCAAAGGTAATAAGTATATTAAAAGACACCAGCAGAATTTACTGGCGGTGCAATCCCGGTCATCATGACCATGATAATCAAGAATGTTTGCAAATAAATTTTTTTCCATGGAACGAAGAATGGATGGAACATTTTGCAGACACGTTCAATTATAAAATCAATTTTATGACATATGAAAATCATAACACTCTCGATAAACAAAGACTATATAGTGAATGGATAAAGGAGTAAAATGGATATAGCAAGTTTGTTTCCTCTCTTCTCTCCGGAGACAGGAGCAGGAATTTTAGTAGTATATGGGTTATTTGCATTTGCAATGACCTATTGGTATTCACGTGGGTACGATGATAATAAAACATCTTTCCTCGTTGCACGACGAGAATTAAACACGTTTCAAGGCTCTCTAAGTGTGGCGGCCGCTTGGCTGTGGGCACCGGGCCTTTTTATTAGTACACAACAAGCATACGTAAATGGTTTGGTAGGTTTGTTTTGGTTTTGTTTAGGAAACTTCCTAACATTAGGTGCGTTTGCATATTTTGCAAAAAAGATACGAACGGAATCTCCGAAAGGCTTTACATTTTCAGGCTACTTGCGGAAACGATTTAGTCCTAGATTGCAATGGCTATTTGTAGTAGAAATGATGATTCTTGCTACATGTGCATTTGCTATTAATTTGTTAGCAGGATCAAAAACTGTTACAACCCTTACCGGAATAGATTATACATTAGCAACATTTTTAATGGCAGGCGTTGCAATTTTATATTCATTCCGGACAGGGCTTAAAGCAACTGTAATTACAGAAGTAATTAAAATTATTGTAGTTTGGGCAGGTGTTATTATATTAGTACCTTGGGCAATTTCAGAAGCAGGTGGCTGGAGTACAGTAGTTGCAGGCTTAGGAGGACGTACAGGACTAGGAGCATCTATATTAGGTACACCATTTGCTTGGGGTATATTTACAGGCTTTGGAGCCGCGGCATTCCTAGGCCACATGGGTGGTCCATGGGGCGATAATAGTTTTTACCAACGAGCATTTAGTATTAAGAAGGATAGTATTATTCCGTCTTATGTTATTGCTAGTTTTGTTTTTATTGTTGTACCTATTATGATGGGATTGTTAGGTTTTGTTGCCGCTGGTGCAGGACTAGAAATTCCTAAATCTATGGTAGGTGTTACTAATGCAATTACTATAGGAACCTTTTTACCACCAGTAGCGACGGTTATATTCGTCTTTATGGTGTTCGCAGGACTGGTTGCTATACTTGATTCGCAGTTTGCATCGGTTGCTAACATGACTGGACACGATTTGTTTAATCAATTCAAAAAAGGCACAAACAATAAAGATATTATTACCTATGCAAGATTAGGTATGGTAGCATTAGCAATAGCAGGATTACTAATTGCAAATATCCCTGGAATGCAGTTAGTATGGTTATTCCTGTTTTTTGCTGTACTGCGGGCGGCAGTCTGGTTACCTAGTATGATTTCGTTACTCAAACCAGAATGGGTAACTGAACCCGGAATGTTTTGGGGCATCATACTTGCCGCCGTACCAGGCGAAGCATTATTTGTTTGGGGTAAGATGTTTGGCGGTGGATCATATATTGTATTCGCTGGTACATTGGTTGCTATTTTAGGAGCACCTATTTTAACATTAATTTTTTCAAACATGTTTGCTTCTGCACAAGGAGAAGCAATTAAAGCATGACTGCATTTGATAGAAAAATGCTAATAGTTGTCGGACCTCAAGGGTCCGGCAATCATATGTGGGCTAAAATATTTGGCTTACATAAAAGTGTATACGGATGGCAAAAGTTACAGGAACAATATTGGGAAGGCCATCATTTAGAACCTTTTGCTAATGCATGGGCAGATCCTACGCTTTTAGAGTTATCCAAAGATTATTCTCATTTTGTTACATCTTGTTCTATACCTTATGTATATAAAGGCGGGAATAGAGTTCCGCCTGTATTAGAATTTTGCCAAGAAGTTGAAAAACAAAAAGTATCACCTATTATAGCAGTTATATCTCGTGAAAAATCTATTGTAGAATTTCAACAAGAACGAGTTCGGGGAAAGGTCACATTTAATGATGCTAATCGAGCAATAGAAGAAATAAGCGAAGAGCATTTTATTAATTTTTTAAGTTATGAAAGTCTAATTATGTGGAAGCATCGTTATTTAGAATCACTTATTGAAATTTTAAAATTTCCTATAGATTGGACAAATCCCAAGGTAGACGAAATAATAAATGAAAATGCTAATGCAAAATATATACATGATATTGAGGATCATTGGTTAGACAAAGAAGTTAAAAAAGCATGTGAAGCATCAGTTTATGAATAGTAATTGGGAAGCAGGCAAACAACAAAGCAATTATCATTTTAACTGGAACAGTAAACCTCTTGCTGGTTACGACTATCGTTGGCTAGCAAGATTTAAAGGTGATTGGTCTCGTGAACTTGCTGATGTTGTTAAACAAGCAAAACACAAGACTTGGGCAACTAGAGGCAAAAAGTATCATCCAGACCATGCACAATTAGAATCAGAATTAGAAGATTTGCGTAGAGCAGGTATGGACGAAGATACAGTTATATTTCGAAAACATTTTGAATTTCAAGGTGTGTTTAAAAGCATGTTAGATAGTTTGGGATTAGAAAACACCAAACAAGCATTTCATATACAATACCCTGGAGAAATGTTAAACTTACACATAGACAAACAACACGAAATGAACAAAGATACAAGTCAAGTTGCTAGATTTTTTATATTTTTAGAAGATTGGAAACCAGGACATTTTTTTCAAATGGGTACTAGTTTTCTTAAATGGCAAAAGGGAGATCTTGTTTGGTTTGACTGGCCAAATATACCTCATGCAAGTGCTAATGCAGGCTGGGAACCTAGAAGTCTTATTCAAGTTACAGGTACTATTACTGATGTAACGAAACAATTATTATTAAATCAAACTAAGGATATTAACATATGATAGATAGCACAAAACCTACAGTTCAAATGATGGGTAGGTATCAACCATGGCATGGCGGGCATCGAGAGCTATTCAAACAAGCAATGAAAAGAACAGGCCAAGTTGCTATATTTGTTAGAAACATGCCAGTAAATAATAATAACCCGTTAAAGTTTGAAGAAGTAAAAGAAATAATTACAGAAGATTTAACTAAACATAACTTTACAATTGATAAAGATTATGTTATAATGCAAGTACCTAATATTGTAGACATTACGTATGGTCGTGATGTAGGTTATTCTATTACTTTGGAAAGACTGCCAGATGAAATAGAAAATATTTCTGCAACAGCAATAAGGGAATTATGGAAAAAAGAAAAATTAAAAATGTCTTAAGAAGAATATGGTATTATGTTCGATGGCCATATGATTGGATTGTATTAGAAATAAAATATCGAAAAAAATTAAAAAAACTTCGTGAAGAAGATCCATTTATATATGACTGATGCTTGATGTATTTTTTCTAAGTTACGACGAACCATTTGCCGATGAACATTACGAGTTGCTTCAGTTAGTCGCTCCTCATGCAAAACGTGTTCACGGAATTAAAGGTATTTTTAACGGCCACAAAGAATGTGCTAGACAAGCTATGACAAAAAACTTTTATGTTATAGACGCTGATGCAATTCTTGAACCTGACTTTGATTTTAGTTTTGAACCAGAATGGCATCAACAAGATCATATATTTGTTTGGCGTGCAAAGAATCCTATCAATGGATTAATTTACGGTAATGGTGGTGTAAAGTTATTTCCTACAAAAGTTATACGTGAAGCAGATAACTGGCTTATAGATTTTACTACATCGGTTGCTGGCAAATTTAAACCTATGCCACAAGTATCAAATACTAATGGATTTAATTACAGTCCGTTTAGCACATATAAATCTGCATTTAGAGAATGTACTAAACTCGCCAGCAAAATAATACATAACCAAAAAGACGAAGAAACAGAAACACGATTACATATTTGGTGTACAGTAGGTGCCGATAAACCATATGGTAAGGACGGAATGCGAGGAGCAAAAGATGGTAAAGAATGGGGGTTAAAATATAGAGATAATCCTGAAATGTTAGATAAAGTAAACGATTTTGAATGGTTAGAAAATGAATTTAGAAGAAATACATAATAGAGTACAACTTCTTTGGCCTAAAAAAATGTCAAAAAAAATCTACTTATCTGGTGACAAATATTGGGATAAATTGCAAGAAGAAATACCATCACAATTAATTCATGGATTAAAAAAACATAATGATAAAATAGGAGATGCATTATCACAAGGACAAATAAAATCTAAACAATGGCTATTAAAAAAACTTAAAGGTATTGATTTAGGTATAGTTTTTATATGTGCCGGATGGTATGGCACCCTTGCGACTATGATGTTTGAAGATGAGAATATTTATGTAGATAAAATAAGGAGTTTTGATATAGATGATAGTTGTTGGAAAATAGCAGAAGATTTAAATGAACCATGGAAAGCAGACAATTGGACATTTAAAGCAACAACATTAGATATTGTTTCTTTTTTTACATATATGTTAAAAGAAAAATCGAATACAAATGGAGAATATCATTATTATACTACAAATGTAAACGGCGAACCAAGATTATGCCATGAGATACCAGATACAATTATTAACACAAGTTGTGAGCATATTGAAAAATTTACAGAATGGTTTAATGCAATACCAAGGAATAAGTTAGTTGCACTCCAAACAAATAACTATTTTGAATTACCAGAACATGTCAATTGTGTTAAAGATATTAATGAATTTAAACAGCAAGCACCGTTAAGTAATATTATATATGAAGGTGAACTTGAATTAGAAAAATATACAAGATTTATGTTAATAGGATATAAATGAAAGAAAAAGTAGCAATAATAGGAACTAGTTATAGTGTACCTCAAGACGATTTTGGTACTTTTGAAGAAAGATTTTCTAAATTTTTTATTAACAAGCTAGGAAAATTATATCCAAATTATGAATTTCATAGTTTTGCTGTTGGTGCAACAAGTTGGGAATATGCTCAACAAATGTTATATTTTTTAGCAAAGGAAAACTATTGCAAAAAAATAATATTAGAGTTAGCAGATTTTAGATACTTAGCATCTGTAACTCATAAATTAAACAACGGCATTGTAAATAAATCAGAAATAATAGAAGGAAAAAATTATATTCAACGAGATAATGTTTTTTATCACAATATAGAATATTTTGATTCACCGGAAAAATATGCACGGCCTTCTTTGCGGGCTAATTACTTAACAGTAACAGATGAATACTTAGATAACAATGATACTGAAACATGGTATCCTGAACAATGTAAAAATAGTATAAAAGAAAAATACAACAAACGAACAGACGAAGAATATTTTGAACCTGTATTAAATAACTGCTGTATTGAAAATTATGCAAATTATTTCCATAGTCAATATTATATAGAACAGTTTATTAATTTTATTTGGAGTTTAAAACATTTTTGGTCTAAACATTTTGAATTAGGTATTTGGTTATACGATTGGGTTGAACCTAGATGGCTTTTGCCTATGTGGGAAAAAGAAGAACTTATAAAGTTATTACCAAAAAGCACATATGAACTAGGTAAAAAACAAGGCAATGTTTTACTAAAATTTAGAGATTTATTTAATATAGATCAAGATATGTACAAAGAACACCCCATTTCATATATTTTATTAGAAGAGAATGAATTTCCTTTTCGAATTAAATCTATGTTAGATTATGGTGAAAAAAATGAAAAGGGGATAGATGATATATGGCAAAATTGGATGCAAAATTATTATTTGCCTTCTTGTCATCCAAACGAAGCTGGCTGTGATTTAATTGTAGAATACTTATTGCAAGATGAGGGGATACGAAATGTGCTCGATAATTAAAAAAATTAAAAATTGGTATAAACGCCGAAAGCTATTAAGAAAAAAAGATTCAACTCCTCGACCCATATATGATTAAATGTATAGATATGAAGATATAAAAAGTGTTCATATAGAGCCAACCCAAGGATGTAATGCCGCCTGTCCGCAATGCGACCGCAATATAAATGGTGGTAAAGATAATCCATATCTTCATAATGCAATGTTAAGTTCTGCAGATTATTATGAAATGTTTCCTTGCAGTTTTGTAGAGCAATTAGATTCTATGTATATGTGTGGTAACTTAGGTGATCCATGTGTAAGCAGTTATGCAGGTGAAGGATTTAGATATTTTAGACATGCTAATCCGAAAATGTGGTTAGGTATGAATACTAACGGAGGTGCTAGATTAGATTACTTTTGGGAAGATTTAGCAGATCTTGATGTAGTTATAACATTTAGCATAGATGGTTTAGAAGATACCAATCATTTATATAGACAAAAAGTTAAATGGGAACGAGTAATGGAAAATGCAAAAGCATTTATTAAAAGAGGCGGCCGTGCTAAATGGGATTTTATAGTGTTTAAACATAATGAGCATCAAGTAGACGAAGCAAAACAACTCTCAAAAGATATGGGCTTTGAAAAATTTCAAGTTAAAAAGACAGGGAGATTCTTTTCCACAGTTCAACATAAAGGTAAAGAGTCACATCAAGCAACAAATAGAAAAGGTGAAGAAACACAAAAGTTAGAAAAGCCAAAAGACAAATATGTTAATTCTGCTCTTAAAAAAGAAAAAGATTTAGTAACCGAACATGGTAGTATGGATGCATATTATGATAAGACACCTATAAGTTGTAAAGCAATAGAAAAGTCAGAAATATTTGTTACAGCAGAAGGACATGTTTTTCCTTGTTGTTGGACAGCAGGACAACAATATAAATGGTATTGGGGACCTCGCGAAGCACCAATTTGGAAATTAATTGGAGACCCAGATAATATTAGTTTAAGAAAGCATACATTAAAGGAAATTGTAGAAGGTCCATTTTTTAAAGCAATAGAAGATTCATGGTCATGTTCTAGTGTTAACGATGGTAAACTTAAAGTTTGTGCAAATAAATGTGGCATAGGGTTTGACGCATTTAAGGAGCAATTTATATAATGTGGCATAAAGATACAGTTGAATGGATAGATATAGAGCTTACTAGTTATTGCAATATTCATTGTCCCGGATGTTTGCGTCAAGAAATGAATAATGAAGTAGGACATATACTTAATAAGTCTTACATAAAATTAAATGATTTAAAAAAATGGATTCCTCCTGGTTACTTACCTAACTTACAAGTTATAAACTTTTGTGGTTCTGTTGATGAACCAACTACTCATCCTCAGTTTATTGATATTGTAGATTATTTTTTATCCTTTACTGGTGTAAATATTGCTACTAATGGATCAACAAGGACTGTTAATTTTTGGAAGGAGTTAGGAGAAAGAAAAGTTTCGGTATTTTTTGGTATTGATGGAATCGATCAACAATCATTAGAACAGTACAGAGTAGGGTCAAATTTTAAAAAAGTACAAGAAAATTGGAGAACATTTATAAACGCAGGTGGAAAAGCAACCTGGCAATTCATTGTTTTTGATCATAATCATCATCTGATGGAAAAAGCCAAGCAGATGTCAATTGATGAAGGTTTCAAAAAGTTTAGAACTATATGGTCTCATAGAACTAATAGTGGAGAAGTTAAATATGGATAAATGGAAACATGGTGTTTCAAAATATTTTAAATATAGTAATCAAAGCATTTCATGGTTATCTGCTGATACTAAAGAAATATATGATTATAATCTCAAACATAATTATGATGAACTTGAAAAGCAAGGTTGGATTGATTTTGATATAAAATATACATTTAATGAACATGGTTATCGTTCTGATTCATTTTTGAAAAATTGTACAATATTATTTAATGGTTGTTCACAAACAGTTGGAATAGGAATGCCATTAGATATGATGTGGAGTAAAATCACAGCTGATCATTATGAAGTTTTCCATCATAATATTGCCATTGGTGGGTCTGATTGGTCACATGCGACCCAAAGAGCACTATATTGGATACCTATATTAAAACCTAAAATTTATGTATTTAAACATCCACCAATATCTAGATTAAATTGGTGGGTGAATGAAGATCATGGCGATGATGAATTTTTTGCTGGTAATTGTGGTAATGGTTTACCTTCTGATAGTAAGTATAAAAGGGAATATTTAGATTTATTTGTTAATGAAAAGAATCAAGAATGGAGAAGGTTTATATATACAAATTTATTAAACCAAATATGTCAAGAATATGATTGTAAAATAATACATTTACCTGAAGGTAGTCCTTATAAGATTAAAGATATTAAACCATTAGAAACTACATATGCTAGAGACTTATTTCATTTGGGTGTGAATGAAAATAAAGTATTAGGAGAATATGCTTTCAATAAGATAAAGGAAAAAGACCTTGAAAATGGTGAAGATATTTTTTGATATGTATGATAAAAAACTGTAATGATAGAATGTAAATACGGAAATCAAAAACGACTATTCATAAATCATTTAGGCGAATTAATACCTTGCTGTTATGTGAATTCAGAATCGTTAAATATGTTAGCAGGAAATCAACCGAAAACTTTATTTGGTGAACTTAATGCCAAGTATGATAATAGTTTGTATAATAATACTATACAAGAAGTATTAGATGGTTCGTTGTTTAATGGTATTATAAATTCTTGGAATACCAATAATCCTGTTGAGAAATGTAAAAAAACATGTGAAATTAAAGACAGAGATGTTTTTATTGATAGCATTAATAAAAAATAATGAATCAAAATAATTACATTGACTGGATTCGAACCCAAACTGGATTGCCTTGGTTAATGTTAGATTTTAAATGTCCGTGGGAAAGCATTCTTCCTGAAGTTGAACAGATGACTGAATGGGTGCCTTATAGAAAAAGCGACGGAATTGGTTGGTCTAGTTTAGCATTGTATGGAATTGATGGCGATCATACAAATGTATATCATACTGATAACGATGTTAAATATGATTGGACAAGTATAGCAGATAAATGTCCAGTAACAAAAAACTTCTTACAAAATAATGCCGGAATAAAAAGTCAACGAAGAACTAGATTTATGAAAATAGATCCTGGTGGATCTATTTTCTTACATAATGATAGAGATGACCCTGTAATTCCATTAGAACAACAAATGAAGCAGTTAGGAGTATTGCATTTTTCTATACAACATCCCGAAGGGTGTGATTTTACTATGCCTCATTGGGGTAATATTCCTATTAAAAACGGATCTACTTGGTTTTTTTCTAATGTATGGGATCATACAGTTACAAACAATGGAGATAAACCTAGATATCATATAATATGTAATGGTGCAAGGTTAGATTGGAAATTTTGGTCCCCTATACTAATTAGAAGTTGGGAAAAATTTAAAAAGTCATATGCAGAAACTACCTTCTGAAACATTTTGTGCATTACCTTGGATGCATCTTAGCACACGACCTGATGGTGCGATGCGAGTATGCTGTACGGCTAATGCTTCTGGCGTAGGACCTACTAATGTTAAAGCATTAGGGGCAAAAGTAGGCGAGTTACGCACCGAAGATGGAAACCCAGCCAATTTAAATGTGGCAGGATTAAACGAATCTTGGAATAATTCCTACATGAAGAATATACGATTACAAATGCTCGCAGGAGAAAAGCCTCCTAGTTGTATGAAGTGTTTTAAAGAAGAAGATGCAGGGCATTTATCTAAACGACAATGGGAAACAGCATATTGGATGGAACGATTTAGTTTAGATGATATGATCGGAGAAACAAACGAAGATGGTGAAATACCTCCTAAAATAAGATATATTGATTTGCGTTTAGGTTCTAAATGTAATTTAAGATGTATTATGTGTAGTCCTCATGATTCTAGTGATTGGGTTAAAGATTGGAAAGCATTTTATCCGCAAATACGAAATGAAACACTTAAAGATACATGTCAATGGCATGGAGGTGGCGCCGATGAATGGGGTGCAACGTATAATTGGTACAAGAAAAATCCTAAGTTTTGGGAAGACTTGTATAACCAAATACCAAACATTTATCAATTGTATTTTGCCGGCGGAGAAAGTACAATTATAGAGGAGCATTATACTCTTCTTGAAAAGATAATCGAAATGGGTTATGCTTCTAAAATCGAATTAAGATATAACAGTAATGGCGTCGAAATGCCTAATAGGTTATTTAAATTATGGGATAAGTTTAAACGTGTGCGATTTCATTATAGTATAGATTCAATAGGAAAAATGAATGATTATATTCGTTTTCCAAGTAAATGGAAGCATCAGGTTAAGCAATTTCATATGTTAGATAATACAAATGATAATGTAGAAGTAACAATTGCCTGTGCAGTACAGGCATTAAATATGTACTATATACCAGATTTAATAAGGTGGAAACTTGATCAAGGATTTAAAAAAATCAATATGTGGCCGTTTGGAGCAGGCGGCATTAACTACCATTTTGTATATTGGCCTCCTCATCTTAATGTTAAGATATTTCCTCTCTGGTTCAAAGAAAAAATTAAGCAAAAATACGAAGACTTTTATCCGTGGTGGGAAGAAAATTGGGAGAAAGGTATTCCGTCTTGGCACAAAGGAAAAATAACATACGATAAATGGCGAGAAGCAAGTTATGGCATTAAACGATTACAGGGTATGATCAATTTTATGTTTCAAGAAGATTGGTCAAGGCGTATGCCAGAGTTTCAAGAATACCTTACTCTCAATGATAAGGTACGTGGTACAAATTTTAAGAAAACATTTTATGAAATGGAAGAATTAATGCAATGTTGAACGAAACTAAAGAATTAAATTCTATAGCAGAAGAAGAAATATATTATTGTTATTGGACAGATAATTCTCATTGTATTGATGAAGTTACAAATGATTATATGTTTGAATTGGCAGACAAATTAACTAGATCTGGATTAGAAGGTGAATTGGCTATTCAGCATCGCAATGTTTTTTATACCGAAAGCAATAGTCTTTATGAATGCTTAAAAGATGCATTAGCAAGTCATCGTAAATATGCATTAGTTATTAAACCAGCAAACATTTTTCGGTTAGATCTATCTTTTGAATTAGTAAAATTAGCAGAAGAAAATCCTAATTCAGTACTTCTTGCCCATTTAGTAGACAATGACGCTCCATCAAGATTAAATCATAAAAGGCATTGGTATGGAATTCATCCGCAATTACTTTTTATTAATTTACAATTATGGAAAAAAATAGGTAGTCCACTTCATACTGGTAATATTTTACATGACCAAATTATATATGATGCAAATAGGAGTAAAATAAATCTACATGATGATTATACACCAACTTGGTTAAATTCTAATAATAAAACAAAAGAATATTTACCCGAAACTAATATGTCATGGGGCTGGAATATTTTAAATTGTATTTTTAAGCATGGATATAATGTTACATCATTTACTCAAAAAATACGAAAACTTAAACAATTTTATTATTTAGAAGAACTTCAACATAATCAAAAACAAATACAAGAGGTAGAACAAGAAATTAAAAAATTAGAATTTGCCAAAACATCCCATTATTCAAGTAAAATTTATTTATTTAATACCGAACCATATCCCGAAGAATTTGAAAATTTCTATCCATTATTAGAGAAAGCTGATGCTCCAAAACAATTCGATAATTATGTATTTTTAAGTTCGGGATTTTTAGGAAATCATTTTTTGAATACATTTAATTATTCAGGTAAAGAAAGAGTTATATTTTATGATATTAGTGGACCTTCTATAGGTTTAAAATACAAATTACATGTTGATTGGAATCCAAAAAACAGCAGTCTTTCAAGTATTTTCAGTCATCATATGCTACATCAAAACAATTATGAAGTATTTAATTTTGCAGATAGATTAGAAGAAATAGATGAACGTTGGGAGGAAGAATTAGAACGTTGGGGAGGAAAGGATAATTTTTATAATCATTGGGATATCTTTAAAAATAATTTACACAACGTATCATACTGGCATTGGGATGCTGTCAATAATTATGATAGTTGGCAAACAGAATACATTAATAAATTACCTGGCAAAACATTTTTTTTCGTAAGTAATATTTATGGTAATGAGTTTGTTCTTTGGGCCCAACAAAATTATAATAATATCGCAATAAAATTACAAAATTTACTAAAAAATCTTAACTCAAATGTATTTGTTTATGGCTTTCTTCCCGACTTAGGTTTAATTGATGTCGATAATTCTAAAAACATAGAATTAATTAACAGTTATAAAAGACGAATTTACTTGGGAGAAAAAGAAAATAAGCAAAAAAACAAAACAGAACGAAGATTGTTTATAGACGAAAACGAAACCATTCCGACTCCGAATTGGTGTGTTCTTCCATGGATACATTTAACATCTAGTGTTGCGGGATGGTATCGACCATGTTGTGATAGTAATAAAAATATAAAAGATTATTCTATGGCAAATGATCCAAAAGATATTCTTCATACATCGGTTATTGGTATTGAAGATACCTTTTATGGTCCAGATATGAATAAAATACGATCACAATTTTTAAATAATGAGCGACCAAAAATTTGTTCAGCATGTTGGAAAAAAGAAGATTCTGGTATATCTAGTTTAAGAGTTGCTATGAATTCTAGGTTTAAAGATTTGATAGATAAAATAGATGTTACTAAACCAAAATTAAAATACTTAGATATAAAATATGACTCGACTTGTAATTTAGCATGTAGAATGTGTAGCACAGGAAGTAGTGATCAACATCAAAAGGAAATATTAAGTTATGTAGAAGACGGACAACAAATACCAGATCATTTTAGTTATGCTACACCAGAATTATTAAACAAAGATACATATAAGCGACAATATGTTAAACGATTAAATAAATCCAATGAAAAACCATTTTTAGAACAAGATGTAATTAATGCAATACCTGAATTGGAGGTATTAAAAGCAACAGGCGGCGAACCTACAATAAATAAAAAATTTTTAAATGCAGTTGATTATGCAATAGAACATGATTACGCAAAAAATATCGAATTAGATTTAACAACTAACGGAACAAAATTTACTAATGAGGTTTTAGAAAAAATATCTCAATTTAAACAATTAAGATTACGAATTTCAGTCGACGGAACAAAAGATGTGTATGAATATATACGATATCCTTTTTCATGGAATTTATTGAATAAAAGTATTACAAACCTTTTTGAATTTTGTCAAAATAATAATCTTTTTTTCTTGGCCCAAGAAAATGAGATCCTTCCAAAAGCACTTATAGGTTTTTCAATTGTTGCTCAGCCATATAATATTTTTAATTTAGGAGAAATTTATCGATGGGCAAGTAATTTTTATGAAAAATATTGTGGTTTTATTAATCCTGAATTAATAGATATATGTATTGATTTTCAAATGATTCCTGAACAAAGCGAACTAAATCCATTATTCTTACCTAAATCTATGCTAAAAAAAGCATATAAAAAATTTGTAAAAGATGTTAAAGGTATTCCGGGAATAGAACCAAGAATAGAATACTTCAATAATTTTGTAGAAAACGTTGATAGTAATTTACCGATTAGAGATCTGAAACATAAAGAACTCAAAAAATTTACAGAATTTTTTGACAAAAATAGAAAACAAGACTACCACAATCATTTAGATCCAGAAATGATTGCATATCTAGATAATGCTCCGGTAGCACCTTGGGAAAAAGAAAACAACGGATTTTGCATACTTCCATGGATTCATCTTAGTACACGAACAACAGGCAATATGCAATTATGTTGTACTGCTAATAGTGGAAGCGATGAAGATCATCCTATGGTTGGTTGTAACAGAAAAGACAACGGCGAATTGGTTAATTTAAAACACGATAATTGGAAGGAACAGTGGAATACCAAATATATGCGAGATGTTAGATTGGCAATGTTAAAAGGTGAGAAACCTCGAGAATGCCAAAAATGTTATAAAGAAGAAGAAGTTGGATATAATAGTAAAAGAAATTGGGAAAATAAAAAATGGTTTTCAAAATTAAATTATGATTCTATTGTTTGGAATACAACACCTGATGGATCTGCTCCTGCAAATATACATTATGTTGATTTAAAGTTAGGGAATAAATGTAATTTAGCATGTGCAACATGTAACCCCGATGACAGTAGTTATTGGGTTAAAGATTGGAAAACAATTATAAATTCTGACAATATAAGCCATAAATTATACAAACAAATGGAATGGTCTAAAGGTAAGGAGCAAAGAGGTGGATATGATTGGTATAAAAACAAAGTAACATGGGACGAGTTAGCCACTCAGAAGTTTATGAATGATGCTTATATATTAGGGGGCGAACCAACTATAATTAATGAATTTAGAGAATTTATCGAATATGCATCTCCAAAAATGAATTTAAGATTTAATACTAATATTCAGGTATGCGATAATGAGTTATTGGATCTTCTTAAAAGATTAAATTTTGTCGAAGTTGCCGCAAGTATTGACGGAATAAATCTAAAACATAAATGGTTACGATATCCGAGTGAATTTGATTTAACGCTTGAAAACTTAAAAAAATATAATAATTTTTCAAAAGAGAATCCAAATGTCAGATTAAATATAGATACTACCGCTAGTATTTTCAATATTATTCATATACCAGAGTTAATAAAATGGAAACTATCTCAACCCGAATTAATAGAAATAAACAAGTGGCCTGTTCATGGTGGCATGATAGGAATTCATTTTTTATACAATCCTAAATTTTTAAGTGTAAAATGTTTGCCAAAAGAATTAAAAGAAAAAGCATCCGACGAGTATACTGATTTGTATAAATGGTTAGAACAAAATTTCGAGCATTATACTGACGCATTAGAAAAACCAACTGGTATAAGAAAACTTCAATCATTAATAGATTTTATGTGGTCAGAAGACCTATCGCATTTATTGCCATTAACAAACGAATATATTAGAAAGTTAGAAGTAGTTCGCAAATTAAATTTTTGTGAAATATTTCCTGAGCTAGAAGAGTTATATAACTATGGAAAATAAAAGTTATTGTCCTGTACCATGGACTAGTTTCAGTATTAATAATAATGGTCAATATCGTATGTGTGTTCAGGCAAATACCCATAGAGAAACAAGAGGTGTATGCAGAAAAAATAATAATGAAATAATGACTGCTGATAATGCATCTATTAGTGAAGCAATGAATTGTTCTCTTTTAAAAGATGTTAGATTATCTATGTTAAAGGGAGAAAGACATCCTGTGTGTCAGCGATGTAACGAAGAAGAAGATGCAGGTCAAAATAGTAGAAGGGTAGTTGATAGACGTCGTTATGAAATGAGAGCTGAGCGTAATAAAAATACTGGTAATTTAAAATGTCCTTCTTGGGAAGCACCATTAGTTGAAAAACAAATTCTAAAATCTTTTACTATTAAAGATGCATATAAATTTACTGATATTGATGGTTCTTTAAAACCTAATTCACCTATTTTACATACAGATGTAAGATTAGGAAATTTATGTAATTTAAAATGTAGAATGTGTGGACCAACAGAAAGTAGTCCATGGAAGGAGGATTGGTATCATGCTTTTGGACGGAAAAAGTTTAGATATGATGGTGCTAATGACAAATATGTTAATTTAAAACTTGATAATAAAAATAATGTAGTTATTGATGGATTTGATCCATACAGTTGGCATGAAAGAACTGATATCTTTAATGAATTGGTTGAAAATGCACCCAATATTGAAATGATTCATATAAGTGGTGGTGAACCAACATTAGCTAAAGCTCAATATGATTTACTTGAAAAGTTAATTGAAACTGATAGAGCCAAGCATATTTCTCTTGATTATAATTCAAACCTAGTTAATATACCTGATAAATGTTTTGACTTATGGAAACACTTTAGGTTAGTCGAGATTGGCGGAAGTGTGGATGGTATAAAACATATAAATGAGTATATAAGATATCCTAGCAATTTTCAAAAAATTGAGCAAGCATTAAGAAAAATAGATAACTCTGATAATATAAATGGATGGTTTACTACAACCGTACAAGTTTTTAATGTATTATATATTCCAGAATTAATTGAATGGGAAATAGCTCAAAATTTTAAGAGATTCAATATAAATGGTAAACATATATTTTTTAGTATGCATCATTTACACAATCCCGTATATTATAATATCAGAGCATTACCTTTAGAGGCAAAAGAGTTAGTACAACAAAAATATGATAACTTTTTAAAAAACATATTTCCTAATTTAGTACATAAAAAGAAAGTATGGAGACACTATGAAGCTATTAAAGGACCGGAATATGTTATTGATGTTACCCAAAAATGTTTAAATTCAATTACTAGTTATATGTGGGCTAAAGACGAATCAAAATATATTGAGGAATTTATGGATAGAACAATTGCTCTTGATAAACATAGAGATCAAAAATTTGAAGAAATATTACCAGAAATTGCAGAACCTATAATTAAACATTTAGACTCAAAAAATTATTTCAAAACTAATAAAATAATTTCTATGATGGGTAAAGGCAATTACTTTCAAGATAAACATCATGCTGTATTTGACCCCAAGTTTCAATATTCTCTAAGAGATATGGAATGGAGAAAAGAATTTGAAGCTCCTGGTTTTTGGGAATGCAAGCAAGAATTTTTAGATACTATCCATGAATGGATATGTGCAACTAAATTAAATACTGTAAGAGGTTTAGATAGATTTAGTGAGCGAGATATTACAATTGGTACTACTCAAAGTTTTGATGAAGCATACTATAGATATAAAGATAGACGTCTAAGATTTTATAGAGGTGAATATCACTATCATAGAAGAATTGTTGATAATTGGAAATTTATAGACAACATTTATGATGGTTACGAAGAACCACTTGATGAAAATGATTGGGTGATTATTAGCATGCCTTTTTGTGGAAATGGTAATAAAGTACCTTTTTATAAACAAACATTAGATACTTGTCATGAAAAAAATATACCAGTGTTAATTGATTGTGCATGGTTTGGTACTTGTTATGATATTGATTTTGATTTTAATCATCCTGCAATTACTCAAGTTTGTTTTAGTCTTAGTAAAAGTTTAGGACTCGGTCATTCAAGAATAGGAATAAGATATAGTAATTTTACAGATGGATCTATTGCTATTACAAATGATTATAATCATTTAACTCTTTCAATGGCTTTTCTTGGAATTAATCAAATGAAAAATTTTAGTTGTGATTATATTCCAAATAAATATTTGAAGTGGCATCAAGAATTATGTGAAGAATATGATTTATTCGAAACAAAATGTATGCATGTGGCATTAGCACCTAAAAAATTTCCATGGGTTCATGATAAAGATAAATGGTGGCAACCTTCCGGTTTACATTTTAAAGATGATGAAAAATATATTAAAATAGGAATTCGTGAGGCATTGAAAGCAAAACGAAAAGCTGAATTATGAGAGAACAGTTAAAAAAAGTATTTTGTCCTGCTCCGTTTTTACATACGTACACAAGTATGGGGAATAGTGCATTTAAATTATGTTGTATGAGTGATATTATAGATAGAATAGATACTCCTGCAATTAAAAAAGGCGATTCAGTTGCGGCCCAACAACATCGATTATGGACTGGTGATAAAATTAAAAGCATACGAAAATCATTTTTAAATAACGAATGGCCGGTTCTCGAAAATGGATCTCGTCCGTGCGATTATTGTAAACACTATGAAGAAATCGGAGTTGATAGAGAAAGTACAAGAGTAGAATTTATAGAGAAGTATTCTGATGCAGATTTAACAGTAGAAGATATGGGGCTTAATATTAAAACAGGTAATAAATATGGCCATCCAATTGATTTAGACTTACGTCCTGGTAAACTATGTAATGCTAAATGTCGATCTTGTTGTAGCATCTGGAGTAGTAAAATAGAAAAAGAAGTACTAGATAATCATGATTTATTAGAAGGCACATATTGGGATATGTATACTGATAATAAATGGCAAATGAGAATGGCAGAATCTATTGACTGGGACCAAGATAATTCTAGGTTATATGAAAATTATGATTTAACAGATGTTCGATGGTTGAAAATGTCTGGAGGCGAAACGTTAATAGATCCTAATTGTTTTAAAATATGGAAGCAATTAGTAGACCATGGCGATGCTAAAAATATAAAATTACACATAATTACTAATGGCACAGTTTGGCCTAAACAAGCAGTTGAATTACTTTCTCAATTTAAAAGATTACAATTAAGATTTAGTGTTGACGGAATAGGAAAAGTATTTGAATATTGTAGAACAGGGTGTGAATGGAAAAAAGTTCACGCAAACTTTTTAAAAGCATGTGAGTTACCTAATATTTATAGTATAGGATTCAATAGTGTTATAAATGTATATAACGTATTTCATATCTATTATCATGTTGCATGGATGATAGAACAAAGTCGACGGTTTGAATTTATAGATCCACCAGCACTACATCCGATAGTTGAACCAATGCATTTAAATGTACATTGGCTAGATGAAGATCATAAAGATTTTATTAGAAGCGAAATAGATAGAGTAATATATGACTATAACATAAATGATAAAGAACAAGAATGTTTTCAACAAGTATATTCAGATCTTAATAAAGATGTAAGTCATTATAGAAAAGAATCTAAATTTACAGATAACATACCAGAAAATATAGAAAAAAGAGCAGATCGTTGGATGATACCTAATATTCAATATAATAAAGAACAATTTGTTCGTCACACATTAGTAGCAGACAAAATACGAAAAACAAATGTTTTAGAGATTACGCCACAATTAAAAAGATATTTAGAATGAGATCAGAGTTACATGAAAAAATAAAAATACGTAAAGATTTTTATTGCCCGGCACCATTTATGCATATCTATATTAATGCTGGCAAGGATTCTATAAAAATGTGTTGTGAGGGTCGAAAAACACGATCAGCATTCAGTGAAAAAGTATCTGGCATACCGGCTAGTAATCGTCTTAAAGAATTTTTTTATAAAGATAAACAACTTTTAGAAATACGGAAAAAATTATTAAAAGGCGAAGAACCTATCGAATGTCATGTATGTGGAGATAGAGAACGAAAAGGATGGAGCAGTGACAGATTAGAATATATAGAACGTGATGGAGGTACTGTAACAGATGATATAAATTATGGTAACGAATTTAAACAACCATTGGCCTTAGATATTAGACCAGGTAATGTTTGTAACTTAAAATGTCGTATGTGTGATCCAGGAAATAGTACAGAAATATTAAAAGAAGTAACAGCCAATCCAGAAATTCATCAATATTATCGAGGCGATCGATGGCGTAAGGAAACATCTAATATGGATATAATTAAATTTATTTCTACTATTGATTTTAAACTTATTAAAAGGTTGAATATTTTAGGAGGCGAGCCTACAGTTGATCCCGATACAATATCATTTTTGGAAAAATTAATAGAGGAAGGTAATACTGATTTAAATTTAAATATTACGTCTAATTGTACAAATTTTAATAAACATTGGCAATTATTTAAACAATTTAAAAAGTTGAATGTTTGTGCAAGTTTAGACGGAACCGGAAAAACATATGATTATATACGAACAAATGCAAAATGGGATCAAGTTATTAATAATGTATATTCATTACGTGAAATGGAAAATCTTGTACATTTATCTATAAATTTAGTATTGCAAATGTATAATATTTTTGATGTTAAAACCTGGGGTAAATTCTTTTATAATTTATATAAACAAGGTGATAATATTGCACCCCCTTATATTCAAGCATGTGAAGAACCACCTCATTTCCATCCTGCTATTTTATTTGACGATGATAAAAAGTTCATAGTAAAAGAAATTAATGATCTAATAAAAGAATGTAACATAAAGGATGAATATTTTATCGAAAAAACATTAATGCCTGTACAGACTTGTTTAACTGAACCAATATGGGAAATATTTCCTGAAGAATCATATCCTACTATTAAACCTAATAGTATTGATGAGTTACGCTTTCATTTTAAAAAACACACAATTATGCAAGATAAAATTAGAAATACAAATGTTTTAGATTATCTTCATCCTCGAATTGAAAGGTATATATGACAATGAACGCCAATAAAGTAGATTTTGATAAAGTAGTTGACTGGTGGAAAGACGGAGCATTTAATTACAATGAAGAAATACCATACTTTCATGAATATAGTTGGAAAACAAATAGAACTTATTTGTGGGACTGTGGCGATAACAGAGATACTTGGAACGATCACTTAAAAAATGCAAAAGCAAAATCTATACTAGAAAACGCCGGATGGCTATCTAATTATGATTTTATAAAAGACATTGACCCAAAATATGACAAAGAGAATAAAAATGAGGTATGGGTTAATAGTTCTGAAGTTGTACCACCCGAAGCATTAACTTATTATTATAATAACCACGGATTTCGAACATCGGATCCATACGAAGGTGACGGTATTATGTTCTTAGGATGCAGTTTAACATATGGAACTGGAATGCATTATAATGATATATGGCCGGTTAAAATAAGTAAAGAATTAGACTTAAATTGTTGGAATTTTGGATTACCAGGTGCCGGACACGATGCATGTTATACATATGCATCATATTGGTTACCTATTTTAAAACCCAAATATGTATGTATGCTAGGACCAAACGTAGGTAGACGTTCGTTTGTAGATATAGATCATAAAGTTAATAATTACTTTGAACAACAAAAGTTAGGATTAGACACAAGTAGTTGTGCAAATAAATCAAGAATGTTTTCTTTTGTAAACCTTGGTACTGTTAGTCATGGTCAGACAAGAGAAATACGTGAATATTTTAAATATTATCTAATATACGAACTTTCAAATGCATATCAATCAAAAACTAATGCTAAGAAAAATATTGATGCAATTCGATATCTATGTAATAAAAATGGAGTAACGAAGTTTGTATATCTATATTCAGATAGTAAAGAAATACCTTTTAATAAATGGTTTGACGAAGGCAATTTTGATACTATGGATTCTAATGATGTTGGACGAGAACTAGGACATCCTGGCCATTTATCACATAATTGGATAGCAAAATATTTTTTAGAAAAAATAAATGAGAGAGAATAAAAAAACAATTCTTAATGACTGAACAAACTGTATTGGTATATCCGCCAGGAGCCGGCGGCGAATTTATAGGTAGTTATATTTTGCCTGATATAATGTATTCAACTAAACCGTGGAATAGATATCATAGCCAAACCACAATTCCAGGTTGGCCAGAAGTAAGTGGGCATAGGTTTAAAGAAGCAACCGACGAACCAGAAACACACCTATTGAAATATATATACTCATTTGATACATATTTTAAAACAAAACAAGAATATCTAGATATAATTGATCTCGAATCTGAAGAATATATATATTATATTAATAATTGGGGTAAATCATATGAAAGAACTTTTTGGCTAGCCCATCATGATTATAACTTAACTAGTATATTACCAAATACCAAATGTATTTTTTTTGTATCAAATAGTTTTGCTTTAAGAATATTATGGGTTCATATTTTACGAGTAAAAAATGAATTTGAATTTCTTTGCCGATATAATGATTGGAAAGAACAAAACGAGCCAACATTAGAGGTAACAGAAAGGAACAGGACGAGAGAAGTTGGTGATCAAGCTGAACCATACGATGTATTAATTAAAAAAGTAAAAAAAAATAGAAAACAAAAACTACCATATGGTCTACCAGAAGAGAGTACGGTATATAAAATGCTTCAATTAATGTCATCATCAAAAAATCCGGATGCTTGTTTTAATGAGTTTGAAAAGAATGATATGTTTAATGAATATTTAAAAATATTAAATAAAATAAAAGAAACTAAACCTAATATTTCTTTTATTACTCCTAACCAATTAGATATATTTAAGGATGGCTTGTTTGAAGAATATAAAAAATGGGTAGAAAGAAATATTCAATTATTTAATGATGTTTCTGATATAGATTTTGCAATAACAAAATACATTCATTATGAATAAAATAACAAGTACATACGATTTTACTAAAATTCCATTTGATAAACTTGTAAGAGTAGGCCAACGTAATATGCTCTACAGAGATTTATTTACAGTCTCTTGGTTGCTTGGCCGCTTTTGTAATTACCATTGCAGTTATTGTTGGGAACACGGGAGGAGCGATGATAAGGACCATAGACCTACAGAATTATGTCTTGAAACAATTGATAAAATTAAAAAACAAGCTAGGGAGCGAGGATTTAATAGTTTTCATTTTAGTTTGTCTGGCGGCGAACCTACTTTGCATCCTGGTTATCTTGAAATACTCAAGTATCTAGGTGATGATATTAAAAATACAAATTATACATCTGTACATATGACGAGCAACTGTTCACCCGGCATACGTTGGTTTGAAAAGTATGTGAAAGCCGCGGCACCATTTCATCGAGCAAGTATTACATGCAGTTACCATCGTGAGTATAATAGTGAAATAAAGCGGCGTAAACTATTAGCAGATAAATTAGAATTATGCCAAGAACATGATGTACAGATAACAATTAATTGTGTAATGGTTCCTGAATGGTTTTGGAAAATAATGGATGAAGTAATGTATTTTCACGAACGTGGTATTAATGTTACATTAAAGCCACAAAGTGATCCTCACGCCAATTTTGTAGTTAAAGGATATGATGATAAGATGCTTGAACAGTTACACAATGGAATGCCTCAGCGTGGATTTACTGAAGCAAAAAATAAACATGTTACACGACCTAAACCAACATTTGTCAAACGCCCCGACCCAATTTACTGGGAAGAAAATAATAATGTACCGCAACATTTTCAAGTAGAATTTAGAGATAAAAATAAAAAATATTGGTTTATGGACCAAGCAGAACGGTTTAATGCTTTTGAATTTAATAACTTTAAAGGGTGGGAATGTAGTAGTGGGCATAGAAGCATTATAATACGAGAACCAGACGGTAGTATAAAACGAAGTTATAGTTGTGACGATAAACCATTAGGTTACATTTATAATGATTTTAAATTATTTGATGGCCCAAAAGTTTGTATTAGTAATAGTTGTGTAAGTTCAGCGGATAGCAAAATACCCAAACGTAAACAGGGAACTAAAATGCCGTTGTGGCCAGGAGATAAAACATATGAGTTTTGAATTATTTAACACCATAACTGCCTATGGAGATCAAATTGAATTAACTATAAATACCCACCCTGATTTAATATTAAATAATTTAAAACAATTTAATAATAATTGGGCGAAATATAATCCTAGAAAAAATATAAATCGTTGGGGATTAAGTATAACTAATTTAGATGGTATTTTAGGCCCTGGTCCTGACTTAGATAGTTTGTATGAATATAATAAAGAAAATAATACAAATATATCTGAATCTGATTTCATTATACCGACACCTGTTTATGATGTAGTAAAGTTTTATTGTGATCCTTTTAAAGAATGGTTGGTTAGATCACATATATTAAAGTTGTCTCCTGGGGGATTTTTTCCTACTCATATTGATAATATTGGATCTACAATAGATAGTTTTAGACTACTTGTTCCTTTACAGGTATGTAACCCGTTAGATGGGGGATTTTTTATATATGAACAAAATAAAATACTTGTTTGGAATTACGGTCATTTATATTTTTTAAATACTTGCAAACGACATACCGTATTTAATGCCAATGACGACCAAGATCATATTGTATTAATAATGAATGTTAAATTAACCGAAGAATCTGTATCAACAGTAACAAATCTATTAGAGCCATGAATTTAGTCGAACTTAAAGAATTAGATTTATCTGGGGTCAATTTAAAAATATATGAAGGCCCTATCGGTATAAGTTGTAGCGGCGGGGCAGATAGTTCTTTGCTTTTATATTTTTTAATGAAATATTCTAAAAACAAGATTTATATTTTTTCGTCAGGAAATAAAGCAAGACAATTTAAAAATATAACAATTACTAATAATGTTATTCAAAAATGTATTGAGTTAACAGGAAATATAAATATAGAACATCATAGTACATTTTGTGATCACCAAACATTAAGTAATATATTTGATAAAACAAATTATTATATAAAAAATAAATTAGTAAATGTTATATATACAGGCATTACTGCAAATCCGCCAAAATATATAACTGATACATTTATAGAAAAAACTTCAGAAGTAAACAGAGATCCTACAGTCGAACGCAAAGTTCTATTATATGATAATACAATTTATACGCCATGGTGTAATATAGATAAAAAGAAAATAGCTCAAATATATAGAGAGTATAATTTAATAGATAAATTATTTGTACATACTAGATCATGTGAATGGGAAAAACAAAGTAATAAAGATCCGGGATTAGGACATTGTGGTATATGTTGGTGGTGTCAGGAACGAATATGGGGTTTTTCAGATGAAATTAACTCTTGAAAATAATAATATTTTTATAACTGACATAGTATTAAACACAATTTGTAATTATCGGTGTTCTTATTGTTCACCGTTAGTATGGGCAGGAAATACTAGATTAGATAATAATGATATTTTATGGTGTATTGATGAAATTAAAAAAAAGTATCCATATAAGCAACTTACTGCTAGGTTTACTGGCGGAGAACCTACATTAAATCCCAAAATATCCAATTTATTGAAAGAATTATATAATAGAAATGTTTATACTCATTTTATAACAAATGGTTCTAGAACTTTACGTTGGTGGAAAGAAAATCAAAAATATTTGTCAGGCTTAATACTTTCTGTGCATACAAAATTCGCTAAATCTGATCATATAGTGAATATATGTAAAATCTTCGATCAACATAAACCCATTGTAATATCTGTTTTATTAGACCCAACACATTGGGAACAGTCTTTAGATAATTGTTATTACATACACGACAAATTAAAAAATTATCCAAATTCGTATGTGATGAGAGTTTTAGTTGAAGATAAGGGTGGTGCCTATGTACCTTATACTGATGAACAAAAACAATTTCTATCTCATAAAAAATGGAATAAGCTATTTAATAAGAAAACAAATGTAGATTGGTCTTTAATTACTAATTTGTTATACTTAAATAATGAGTATTATGATCCAGCAGAAGCTAAATTAACCGGAAAAGATAATTTTTTTGGTTGGAAATGTTATGCAGGAATAGACGGGTGCCGTATTAGAGAAGATAATTCCATAACACGATCTGCTTGCGGTCTGGATAGCGAGTGGGTATTAGGAAATATTAAAAAACGAATAATTAATCTTCCTAATGATCCTATTATATGTAACAAACATGCTTGTATTTGTCTTACAGACATGCAAATGAGAAAAGAAACAATTAATTAAATATCTCCGTTATGTTTTTTTTCTACTATGTAATCTGATTTTGGATTCCATATAAAGTTAGGATCAAACAATCTAATAGTATAAACATATTGTAACATATTTCCTGTTTTAAATAAAAAATTTTTTTCTAGTTGTAATTTTTTATACCACTCACCTTCTGTCCATTTTTTAAATGATGGTAATGGCATTTTACGTTTTCGTTGATATAAATCATTCAACGCTCTATTTTTAATATCATGAGTAACATATAAAATTTGATAATTATGTTCTCTAGCCCATTGTATTTGATATTCAGCCATCATTAAACCACAATGTGTTCTGCGAAATGGTTTTAATATATGGTATCTGCAAATTCTTAAAGCAATGTCTGGATCATTTGTGTAATGAGATTTTTCGCCTGCAGATATAGATATAAGATCTTGGGTTTCATTAAACACCATCCATGTCTCTATATCAGGATTATCAGGATTATATTTTTTGTAACTTAGACTTTCGTTGCCTTCTTGAAATGTTTTTTTTCTAAATATTTCTATAATAGAACGATATTGTTCAGGATTATCGCTATATTTTTTTACTAAAAAGTTCTCCATTTTTTACATATTCTTTTATTTTCTCCCAACTATAATCTTTAAAATATAAAGATATTTGAAAATGAATTCTTTTAATACCTTTATCGTATACACAATGAGGAATGGAAACATTTTCAATTAACGGACAAGAAACTTTGTGTTCCCATATGTGATTAGGTTGGGGATAAGAATTCCTATTCCAATTATTTTTATCCAAATAAACTAATGTATAATTCTTAGGATAAATTGGAAATTGAAATACTGCATTACGAACTGCATCTATATGTGGTTTAGTCCATTGATCGCCATTATTGCAATTAAGCCATCCGATAGGTTTTTTCCACATTAATTCTTGATTAATGGCCTCAAATATATGTTTTACTTCTGGTTGTGTTTCGGGTACTTCATATGAAGTTACTCCATAATTTTTAACCGCATGAGCATCTGGGTCTTCTGAAAGAAAGTGCTCCATGTTTGATGCTATGTCAATTTCGTTGCTAGATAGATCTTTTTTCCATTCGGCAAATGTTTTATTTAATCGGCACGAGTTTAATAATTGGTCCTCATCAAATAAATTATTAAATTTAGGAAATTCTATAACATAATCATTTATCATATAGTTAGTAAGTTGCCGGCTGTATGTTTTTCTAATAACCAATCCCAGTTTGTATTTTCAAAATGCATAGATATGAATAAAGTTGTTCTTGCACTAGTTTCTTTAAAACAATGCGGAATTTGGCCATTAATCAATACAGGGCAAGAGCAACTATTTGAAAAAATCTCATTATATGGTCCGGAATCATCGGAAGGATCGCTTTCCCAGAGATCCGAATCTATCGGATCTCCAAGCGAAGAACCGATCCATTGATCTGTATAAGTTATATCAAAACTTTCTTGAGAAATTGAATATATTAAAACGGCAATTTTATCATCGGGCCGAACATGTACGTGTGGTCGAATCCAGAAGCCATCTTTTTTTGTACATAACCACGAGTTCGTATCTACATTTGTTACACGATTAGTGGTAGTAAATTTAGAAATAGTATCATTGATTTTAGAATTATCATTTATAGAATACCATGTCGTTGCATCCCACCCAACATGGTCTTTATTTTCACTTGTATCCTTTGCAATCACTCCTGTCTGATATTCCGGAATAATATTTTTACTCGTTATTTTTGTTTCACTTATTGTTAATAATTCATTTTTTGTTGGCAATAAATCAATTAATTGCGGAAGTTCAATTATGTATTCATTTGCTATTGGGTTTTCTGTTGACATTTGTTTTCCTAAATATATTATATACGTATTTAAGCAATTTATTCAAAATATTTATTTATTAAATAATATTCTTTATATTTTTCAATGCTTTTATCTAGTAAAACATGATGCTTTTTAATATCTAAGCATCCTGAAATAACAAGTTGGGATCTATTTCTCATTTGAAATCCTTTATCAGCACCATGCTCATATACACTACCATCATATACAAAAGTATTAGTATCGGTTGGCAATTCAGGATAAATTTTAGTTTCGCCACTATCTTTTGTCAAATAAAACACTTCATTTTTTGGATCAGTAATATTGCTCCATCGTATTCTATATTGAGATGGAGATTGTTTACGGAGTATCTCGACCATATTTGAAGGTTCGTCATAATGAGGATTAGATTTACCTGGAGGAGAAACAAAAGAACATTGTCGAATAGTTTTAAATGGTAATTGTTGGATAAATTTTTTTATATGCGGTATTTCCGTGTCTACCCAATCAAACCAATTAGAATTTGCATAAGGATGCAAAAAATTATTTTCCATGAGGAGTAATACTTTCCCCGAACCGTGATCGCAACCAAATGTAGACCATTCCATTTTAGGGTCATTTCTTAATGATTCGATATGTTTTAAATCTACATTAATTAATGGCATATCTATAGGAGTATAAATAATTTGTTTATAACCTAAATATTTGTCATTAATTTGTAATTTATCATATGTATCTCTGTCTCCGGGCGGATCTAAATTTTGATAATTCCTAATAGGAATATTATTTTTATATATTAATTTTGTTTTTACAATTTTATATTTCATACAACTATTTATTTTTACCAAACCCACACTATAAATGAATATCTAATACCTTTTGTTATTTGTAATACTTTATGAGGGTATAAAAAATTCGAAGGGAAAATAATAACTTCTCCTTTATTTAATCTAATTTTTGTATCTGGTAAAAATAATAATTCACCACCTTCGTACTCGTCATTAAATGTACCTACAATAGAAAGAATAGGAATTCCCCGTCGATTACCATCAAACGTATGCCGAACATGATCACAATGTGTTTCCATTCCTGTATTTTTTGGATATTTTATATAATGAAAATGAGATTTATCACTCCATTTTTTAAACCAAAAAACATCATGTAAAAAACTATTAATATAATTATTAATTATTACGTCAATTTTAGACCCAAGAAATTTACTAACTGTATGGTCTAAATTTAATGATGTTGTCAAGTATGGTATTTTAGGATATTCTTGAACACATATATTATAACTTTCTTTTTCATACGGATAAGGTTTCCATATAGTTTCTTCATTTAATGTAGTAACAACTTCATCGGCTTCCGTATGAGATATAAATTGTGTTAATTGAATATAATCTTTTAATTTTTTATTCATATTTCTACATCTATTATTATTCTATTGCCAGCAAATATGTTGCATTTTATAATATATTCTTTATATTTACTATACATTTTATATGATGATAAATCTATAGTTTTTAATATTAAATTATCATCCCAATGTATTTGATTATGACAAGGTTCTTGTATAATTGCATTGTTACTATTATATAGTTCTACAGTTAATTTATCAAATAATTCTTTATGACTATCAGGATTATATAAAAGAACACCACTCCATATAACTTGGTCTACATTAAAATTTACAGTTATGTCTTTTATGTTATTCCAATTTGCATGTCTATATTCGATATTAGAAAAATTATACCATTGGCTTTTTGCCATTTCTATAGGCTCTACTGACGTATCAAATCCCATATACAAATAATCTGTGTATCCTTTTTCATGTAATATACTGTTTACAGGTCCATGCCGGCAACCTACATCTACAATACCTTTTGATTGTTTTTCTATAATTATGTCTGCTTGTTTTTCAAAAATAGGTTTAGCCTGAGGAGTATCTAGATAGGCCATGTCTTCCATTGTATACTCTGTACACAACGGAACTTCTAATTTTTTATTATGAATAGGAAAATTTTTATAAGATGGTTTAGGTACATCTATCATAATCATGTGCTAATCTGTATAGTAATCTATTCACATCATGCACTGGCGTTCGTCGGTGTAGTGTACAAAGTTGATCGCTTAATACTAAATCGCCTTGTTTAAAAATATGATGATATTGATATTTGGATTTAAAAATGATAGGTTTTAAATCTTCTATCATTTTTTTATGATTTATTTTTTTACTATTATGCCATGCTTTTATTATAAAATGATAAGGAAAATAAAAATAATACTTACCAGTATGAGGGTGTATATCAACTAAAGGTCTTATGCTCCCAGGATATCTGCTCATTAATTGATACTCAGGATCGTCCTCATCTAATTGGTAAATGGTATTATTTACAAACGCCAATCTTATTTTTATACTTTTATAATACTCTTGTAATTCGTCTGATAAATCGTAAAACGGATCGCTTGTGTTACAAAAACTAGTAGTAGTATTTTCGTCGCTTATTTTACAATATAATGCGACACAAATTTTGTCTATGTTGCGTCTACTATTACCATTACTATGCCATCCTAATTCAGTATCGCCAAACATTCCTATTTTAGATCCGTCGTTGTTGCGTTTTCCTGTTACTTTAAATATTTCAGGGTGTTCGGTTAAATTCATAAATGCTTCGGGTGTTTCGCAATTACCAATATTTTTGCAAAAAGAAACCAATGCACTATCAGATAATTCTTGCTCATACGAAACTGCAACACCTGTTTCTTGCAAATTTTTAATTAAATTTTTATCTTGTAGATTATCAAAAATGTAAGGTATCATGGTACATTTATTAAATCATCTTGCCCGTCTAAACTAAACATTAATGCTATTCTTGAATCGTTGCTATCATTTTTAACTGAATGGGCAAATCCTCCATTTAGAAAATATGCTTTACCTTCTTCCAAAACATATTCTTCAATATTTTTTCTAACTTTAAATAAATTTTTGACTTTTTTATTAGAATATATTGGTATAATAATTCTTGTGGCATATGTTGGATCATAATCTATGTGCCATGTTATTTCTTTTTTAGGTGCAAGTTTTGTAATTCGTATTCGCATAGCCGGCGATATAAATTGTTCTACTATATTTTCAAAATAACTACCAATATAATCTTGTGTCTTTTTATTGTATAATGTTTCTTCTCTACGTTTTATTCTTTCTTTTATGTTATCAGTATATGGCATAGGCTTGCCATTTAATTCTGTAAGATTTATTTGTTCAAAATTATCGTAAACTTCGCTGACAAGTTTTTTATGATTCATACATAGGTGAGGATTTGCAGTTTTTACATCTACAAATTTCCAACAGAATTTAAGATATTCTGCTTTTAATTTTGATAAATTTATTTTAATTTGTGGTAATTCTGCTATGGTAGGCAGCTGATATTTCTTCCGCAATGCAGACACGACAAACATCTCCTCTTCTAAATTTTTCAAATGCAGGGTCATTGGTTGTTGCTAGCCATACAACATCAGACGGTATTAAATCTAATTGCTGGCATACCTCTTCTTGTATAGGCCTAAGAGTTTTATACACAATATCTATATCATATTTATTGATAAAATATTCGGCTACTGCTTGTGCATAATAATTATAATATTTTGCAGATCCTATTAGTAGTTCTAATTTTTTATCAGGTGTTTTACTAAAATACCATCCTGTTCTTATATTACGTAAACCAAAACATTTTGACAATGAGAAAAATACTTTTTGTACATTGTTATGTATATTAATTTTTTCAATTTTAGTTGATCCTACATATGCTATATCAAGAACATAATTATATACATTAGGTACTTCTTTAAAGTTTCCATCTATAGATGATGGTGTTGTCAAATATGTTATGCCCATATTTTGATGTGGTACAGAAGGTGTTATCCATTGATAATCTCCATTGTGCATCCATATTCTATCTTCTTGCCACATCCAATAATTTAATCCTTCTGTGATACCATTTATTGGATAAACATATCCAAACCCCGATAAGTCTATAATTGGACTTAACCATTCTTTTATATTTGTACTATTCCAATTATAATGCTTTACTTCTGTTAAATCTAACTCTATTTCAGGTAAAGGAAATAATGGAAATGTTCTAACCGCTTTAGATCGCTCTAGCAAAGAGCTTTTCCGCAATGAATCCGCTTGTGTCATATTTGTGTAATCGTAGTTGCCAAGGCTTTTCATGATGGGTTTTATGCCAGCCTTCGCCAGCAATAAAGAAATTAAGCCAAGGTTTATTTTGAGGACCATTAGATTGGTCATTGGGTGCAGATACACCATGACCGACAGTATTTAATAAACCAAACCCCATCTTAGAAAATATAAAAGGCATTAATGCAAATGCAATAAAAAATTCTATACTAATTAGTAAAGAAATAATCCATACTGCTATAATTATCTTAAACCAATGTTTATGATAAAATACAAGTATTGGATTTTGATATAAATCTCTAGCATATTTAGACGGAATTGTCGGAACATGCCATATTGTAAAAAGAACTTTCCAAAAACCTTTTTGTACGGGAGAATGTGGATCTGTAAGACCATCAGAATCTGCATGATGCATCCTATGAGAAGCTATCCAACCAATCGGCGTTCTAATATATGCTATCATTAAACCAAATAGTCCGACAACTTCAAACCATACAGGAACTCTTTTTATTTGTTTATGGCAATAATATCTGTGAAGAAGAATAGACGCACCAAAATGAGATATAATTTGACACCATAAAAAGCCTAGAATAAATGTTATCATTCATAACCACTTTCTTTTAAATTCATCTAGCTCACGTTTAGATAAGCCAAAATCTTTACATATCTTTCCTTCAGCTGTATTTATACTCTCAGGAGACATATCAGGCAATTCATACCAATCAGTTATATAGTCGTCCCAGTTCTCCATGTAATCGCCAAAGATTACTTTAGTAAGTTCGGCTTCCATTCTACTTAATCGTACTGCATTTAACTTGTAGTCTTCAAATGCTTCGCATACAGCCGGAAATAAAGGTTGTACAAGGCCATACATAGCTCGAGCAAACTCCTGTATCTCCCATTGTGCATGGGCATCCATACGTAACCAAGCCATGTGCAAGAAGTTTTTAATGTTGCATTTCCAATATGCCTCTGTGTAATTAGACACAGGCAGAATAGCTCTTGCAGTTTCGCGAGCCATGTCATCTTCAATAAATTTATGATAAACATAGTCGGCACGATTATGAACATTTTCCATCCATATTTGTGTTCTGGCTTTATCCTCATCAGAAAAGTCTTCGTCTCTACCTTGTTTATTTGTTTTACTTTGTTTCTTTATATTATCTAATTCTGGAATATAAAAATCATCTGACATAACTGAATAACGACCACTATATTCGTTTACTTGGGCTGTTCTATGACGTATAAGTTGTCGCATTACAAAGATAGGTAAACGAATATGAAACTTTACTTCGCACATTTCAAATGGCGTGGTATGTTCATGTCGCATTAAGTAACGTATTAATCCACGGTCTTCTTGTACTTTTTTAGTACCTGTACCATATGATACACGAGCGGCTTGTACTACTGCATCATCGGAGCCCATATAATCAATGAGACCAACAAATCCTTTATCTAAGACTTGCACATATCGTTCATCTTCAATGTCTATTTCTTTTAATGTTGTCATTTTTCATCTATTTTGTTTAAGAAATCTTCTAAAAATTTGTTTTTTTCTTCATCATCATAAATTACTTGATTTAAATATTGGTTATACATTTGAACGGCAAATAATTTATGTGAATCAGGGCCAGGATGTTCATTATCTCTGGCATAATCTATAGTCGGAAAATTGTTTATAGTATCATATTCAAATATAATACGATATGCCTTCGCAATATTTGATATTAATGATAAGTTCTTCTCAAAATTATACTGATCATAAAAATCATTATGCATCATAAAAAATGCTTTATATGCATCAGAACCATCATTCCAATACCTAGGATTATTTGTTAAAATTCTCCATATGGAATTATCATCACGAACATATTCTCGTCTATGAAAATGTGTCCATTGTACAAATATAATAGTAGGTCTTATATATTCTAAAAATCGCCATATTAATCTAGTAATAGCATCATTTGAATATCCTGGAACTCCTATATTCCATATCTGGGTTGTTTCGTCGGAAAATGCTAACCGTAAATGATCGTGCCATAAATGCTCTTGCTTTAGGCCAATACCAAATGTAAATGAACATCCTATTGCTAATATTTGTTGTTTTCTATGATCTATATCTTCGAATGGTCGGCAACGAAATCCGTGATTATTTAAATCATAAGTTAAGTCATCGGTTGGCTCAATGTTTTGATTTTGTTCATTATACATTAATCCATATCGTTGCATATTAGGTGGGGCACCTGGCAACGGATCAACTGAACATTCTGTTTCGAAGTTTACGCCAAGAGGCAAGGCAATGGGTAAGTGAGGATCTTTAGGAAACCAATGTGAACTTTGTTGTCGAAGTAAATCTTTTTCTTGTTCTTGTTTTTCTAAAGGTTTAGATTCATCGTATTGTTTTTTAAGAAGATTTCGTATCTTCATCGTTGAAATATTTGGCTAGTATTCGTCCAACATTTTTATATACAGTACCTTTAAGTAGATCTATATTCATATAAATGTCTATATCAACAACTTGGTCTTCAAATTGTTGCAACTCGGTATCCTCGAAAATACTTTCGGTTGTTTTAACTCTTTTTAAAAATTCTTGACCAACTTTTATTGTCTGGCCATTATTCAATTTTATGTGTAGTTCTAAAATAAATTTAGTAGGTATTGCACCTATTTCTACATCATCTAAAATTTTTTCAAATGTTTTGTCAGTATGATTTTTTGGTAATTTTATAGCCACGTCAACTAACGGCATTTTCTTTTTTTCGCATATCATTAAACTTCCGTCTAGGAACTAAATCATATGCTTGCTCTCTGAGCCTTTTTGCTTCAGCTTCCATTCCTTCTGCTTGAGTTACGTATCCTTTGGCGAGTGAAAAATCATCTAAAACACCATCTTCTTTTGTTGTAACCGTTGCCGGTTTTAATTCGTCCCCAACTGTTACTTCATCAGTGTTAATATTAGTTATTTGATTAAATTGATCTTCAGTCATATTAGGATTTGCTTTTATAGCCTCTAACTGTTTATTAAGTTCATCTAATCTAATGTTTGTATTAGCATCTGGTGTCATCATAACTTTATTAGTTTCTAATTTAATAAACTTATTTTCGTTATGAAGTGTTTCTAACATTTTTCGCCCATCTCTAAAAAAATGAGTGTGAGCATGATTTGCAAAATCGTCTTGTTCTTGTGCCTGTATTGATTCAACTTCGTTCATTAAATCGTTATGCATGTCGTTATCTAATCCTTCGACATCGACTAAAAGACAATTATCTGGTTCTTCAGGTATTTGTCTAAACACAACAACAACTCTCTGTTGGGTAGATACTATTCTCCCAACATGTTTTGTAAAAGGCATTTTCCTCCTATTAACTATTTTTTTCTGCTATGGCGTCTGCGGCTGTATTGCCGGCATCACCGGGGGGTAAATCGGTAGGTGCTACTTGCTGAGCTTGTTGTGGTTGTTGAGCCTGCTCTGCGGCAGTCTGCTGAACCGTTTGCAAGAATGCATTAATTTTTTCATACGATTCACCTACTGTTTTTGCTTCGTTTGCACGAAATGCTCCTCGTGTCATTGCAATATCTATAATATTTGAAATTGTTTGTAGATCTGCAATAGTAAGATTACCTGCCTCTTCTGTTGCTTGAGGCGTGTCTGGTTGTTCTGCCATTGTACTCCTTTATTAAAGTATGCTTTAATTTATTTATCACCTTATGAGTGTGTTAGTTTTAATTCTGCTATATTTTGTAAAAAATTATCTCTATCCCTAGGCAACTCAAACCAAAAGTGATAAATTTTATCACTTTCGCCAGTTGACCATCCATGTGTACTATCTTTATCAAGTCTATCTACATAATACATTCCTTGGATTTTATCCAAACCAAATCTATTCCACATAGGTGGTTTATTGAAGGCAAGAACAATCCTATTACGCATCATTTGTAATAGGATTTTCTTGTCTAATAATTCTAAATCTGCCCTTGTCAGTGTTGGGTTATATTGAACTTGCAATCCGTCTAACATCCTTTTTAAAAATGCATTATTCAAACTCACGCCGCTTCTTTTATGACCTTTGGTTCTTCGTAGTGTACTGTTATACCAAAAGGTGCTGTAGTAGTTTGATTGCCATGTATAAGGAAAACAGTATCGCAATATTCGTTGTCACCCCAACCACCGCAAGGGAAGCCGTCAGTAAACATAATGAACTGTTTTGGCTCAATTTCATTCTCCTTCATGTAAGTCCAATTTACTTCAAA